ATTCTTAATATGATTGTTAAACAAGATGAAGTAGCTAGATATTTAGCAGAAAAATTAGGATTACCAGAAAAATTAATACGAGATCCACAAGAGCAGCAACAAATAATTCAATCGTTGCAAAACATGGCACAACAGTCTAATATGGCACAAAATGAGTTGGGAATCCCTAGTCAATCGCCAGAAGGACAATAAAAAAGATACCAGCGAAATAGATCAAATATTTGCTGCAGTTTTTTCTGATCCTGACGGAAAAAAAATATTGGAATACTTTGATAGTATTGTTATGAATACTACAGTAAATCCTACTGCTGATAGTAGAGTATTATGGCATTTAGAAGGACAACGATTTATGCTGCAACAAATTAAAAATAGAATTAAGCGAGGTAAAGAATGGAAGAAGAAGTAGTTACTCAAACAGAACAAACAGAAGAAAGTTCTAAACCAGACTTTGTTCAAGATAAATTTTGGAATAAAGATACTAATGAAATTAATATAGAAGAACTATCTAGTAGTTATAATTCATTAGAAAAAAAATTAGGATCAAGAACAGAAGATTTATCTAAACAAATTAGAGAAGATATAGCTAATGAAGTAAAAGCTAAAGTTCCTGAAAACTATGAAATCAGTATGCCTGAAATACCAGAAAATGTACAAATGGATATTGATCCTGAAATGCCTTTATTACAATGGTGGCAAAAAACTGCAAAAGAATCTGGTTTATCTCAAGAACAATTTAACACAGGTATAGAAGCTTTTGTTAATAATGAAATAGGAAGTTTACCTGATCTTGAAAATGAGAAACAATTATTAGGTGAAAGTGCAAATGCAAGAATAGAAGCTGCTGATTTATGGAGTAAGAAAAATTTATCTACTGATTCCTATGATGCTATATCTGAATTTGCTAGTACAGCTAAAGGTGTAAAAGCATTAGAAGAAATAATGAAACTTAATAAAGATGCACCAATACCACAAACTGAAACAGCTATTGATGCTGCTCCTAGTTTAGATGATCTTAGATCTATGATGAAAGATCCTCGATATTGGAAAGATGGAGATAGAGATCAAGCTTATATTAATAAAGTAAGTAACTTATATGAAAAGTATTACGGAAGTCAGAAAGCGAGTTAAAGCTACTTGGCGTGATGCACAATCTTTTGCTGAATGGCTAGATCCTATTGAGGGTAAAAAATTAAAACCAGCTATAAATTATAGTGAAGGATATGTCTTAAAAGATGATGATGATGTATTAATTTTATACATGACATATAATGATACAGATATTGGTGATACTTGTGTTATTCCTAAAGAAAATGTTGTTGATATTTGTGAGTTGAAAAATCTTAAAAAAAATGTCAGTAAAGAATAAATAGACCTCTAAGGCCCTAGATATGCCTGTAAAGATAACATATCAAACTCCTCTGAGACAATCTAGGTAAACTTAACAAGCATACGGAGGTTAAAATGTCTGCTTCTATTACTAATGCTTTTATCACTCAGTTCGAAGCTGAAGTGCATATGGCATATCAAAGAATGGGTAGTAAGCTAAAAAGCCTAGTGCGTACTGTAAACGGAGTAAGTGGTGAATCTGTAAAATTCCAAAAAGTTGGAACAGGTGAAGCTACAAGCAAAGCAAGACACGCAGAAGTAGTTGCTATGAACATTTCTCACACAAATGTAACTGCAACTCTAGCTGATTTCTATGCGTCTGATTACGTAGACAAACTAGACGAGCTTAAAACCAATATTGACGAAAGATCAGTTGTTGCAAATAATGCAGCATATGCTCTTGGTCGTAAAACTGATTCTATCATTACAGATGCTATGAGTTCTGCTACTACACTAGCTAACAATGCTGGTGCTCAAGGTGGTACTGTGGCAACTGACATGAACGTAGATAAGTTCCAAGAAATGCAAGCGCTTTTCGGAACTAATGATGTTCCTGATGATGGCTCAAGATACTGGGCAATCGGCCCTAATCAATGGTCTAACTTACTTGATGATGATCAATGGTCAAGAATGGAATACATTGGATCTAACGAATTACCTTTCTCTGGTATGAATTACACAGCGAAAAAATTCTTAGGTTTCTTAGTATTTGTACATTCTGGTCTAGATTCATCTGGCTCTACTGATAGACACACTATTGCATGGCACAAGTCATCAATGGGTCTAGGTGTAGGATCTGAAGTTAGAACTGAAGTAAACTACATACCTGAAAAGGTATCTCACTTAATGACTTCTTACTTATCTATGGGATCAATTCTAATTGATACTAATGGTATTAGAGTACAGAAGTGTGCGGAATAGGAGATAAATAATGGCATACGCAACTTCAAATCCGATTAAGAAAATTGCTGGAATGGGTGCTGGAAACTCACTATGGTTTTATACTGATGGTGATGCTAAAGCAACTGTTGTAGCTTCAGGCTATTTCAATTCTGCTTACAAAGAATTAAGCAAAGGTGATGTTATCCTTTGTTCAATCGGTGTAGGTGGTACTCACGTAAAGAATTAGATACTGCTATGCAACAATATAAAAAAACAGGATCTACAAAAGGTTTTGAAAATGTTAGACAAGGAAAAGTAAGCCCTGAAGGTTTACAAAAAGCTAAAGCAATACAAGATACTCCTGATATTGTAACTGGTGCAGCAGCAACTGCACAACAAGCTACAAAAAAAGCTATAAAAGGTGCAAAAAAAGTTACAGCAAAAGCTCAAGAAAAAACTTCTAAATTAATGGAAGGTACAACATTAGGTAAAGCAATAGGAAAAGATCCAACTAGAGCTGCTGAGTTAGGTGGAGCTGCTTTATTAACTGGAGCTTTAGCACAATCTGTTATTAAATCTACTATGAAACCAGAATCTTTATATGATATTTCTAGATTACCTGATGGTAGATTTTCTACAACATTTAGAGATAAAAATAAAAATGTTATTTTTTCAAGAAAAGAATTAACAACAACACAAATAGATGAAGTGAGCCATATAAAAGAAAAAATGAATTTTTAAATACTGCTCAATATTTAGGAAAAACATATGGAATATCTAATATAAGTGGAAAAAATATATCTCTTTTAATGCCTACTGAAGTTTATGAAGGAAAATCAACAACATATAGAAAAAATAAAAAATAGTGTATGGCAGTAACCAAAGTAGATATAGCTTCAAGAGCATTAGTAATGATAGGAGCAAATCCTATTGCTTCATTTACTGACGGAACAACAGAAGCTAACGTAACTAACACAATATACGAAGAAATTATTGAATCTAGTTTAACTAGACATAATTGGAGATTTGCAACAGGACAACAACAATTATCTTTATTAGCAGATTCTCCTACTGGTAGATTTGAATATGCATATCAAATACCAGCTAATCCTGAATGTTTAAAAATATTAGCAGTTACAGTTAATGATGCATTAATACAATATAACAGATACGAAGATAAAATTTATTTAGATGGTTTTGGATCTCAAAGCACAGTAATTATGGATTATATTTTTAGACAAAGTGAAGATCAATTTCCTCCTCATTTTAGATTAGCAATAGAATATAAACTAGCTAGTATTTTTGGTGGATCAGTAGCAAGAGACGCAGCTTTAGTAAGAGAGTTTGATCAACTAAGTGAAAGACAAATGCTAATAGCTAAAAACACTGACTCACAAGAAACTACTACTAAAACACTTTCTACTGATAGATTTATAACAGAAAGAAGAAGCAGTCGTAGTGGACTTGTGGTCGGATAATGCCTAGAAAAGTAAGACAAGTATATACAAATTTTTCTGCTGGAGAAATTAATAATCTCCTTAATGCAAGAACTGATGCTAAAGCATATTTTGAAGGTGGTAAACAAGTACGCAACTGGTATTTATTAGATGAAGGTGGAGTAATGCGTAGACCAGCTACTGAGTATATGGCTACAATGCCAGCAGAATGTAGAATTATTCCATTTATATTTTCTAATGATGAGGTTGCAATATTTGTTTTATCAAATAATAGACTTGATGTTTATTCTAATAGTGGTGCTGTAATACAATCTAATATAACTTCTAATTGTAATTGGACTACTGCTCAATTATTTGAATTAAATTTTGCACAGTTTGGTGATACTGTTTTTATTACACATAGAAATAATCCTTCAATTCAAATTAAAAGAACTTCTGCAAGTACATTTAGTGTTTCTGAATTTGAATTTGAAGAAGATGAAGATGTGGTAATTTCTGGTGCATATAAAACTCATGCACCATTTTATAAATATGAAGATCATGATGTTACATTAACATTAAGTACAGCAGCAACAGGAACAAATAGAACAATTACAGCGTCTAGTGGTTTTTTTACAGCAGATTATGTAAATCATTATTTAAAAATAGATGGATCTCAAGTTAAAATAACTGGGTATACAAGCCCAACAGTAGTAACAGGAACAATTATTGAAACAATAGCTTCAGGAACTGGGCCTTTATATGATTGGGAAGAAGAATTAATTTCTATTCCTAGAGGTTATCCTCAAGCAGTTACTTTTCATGATAATAGATTATGGTTTGGTGGAGTAAGAGATAAACCTTCTGCTATTATTGCTAGTCAAATAGGTGCTTACTTTAACTTTGATGTAGGTACAGGAGCTGCAACTGATTCTATTAATGTTGCTATTGCTGGTGATAAAGTAAACGAAGTAAGGCATATTTATTCAGGAAAAAACTTACAGATATTTACAGATGGTGGTGAATATTTTATTCCT